TACCCGCTGCCATCGAGAAGAATCACCGCTTGAAGAAGGAGAACGCCGATGCCAACCGTCAGTAACACGCCATGGCGCAAGTTCCGACTGACATTCTACCCCAAGCCGAATCCCCACATCGTCGACTATGACCGCAACTGCATCCAGCAGATCAAGGATGCGTTCATCAGCTTCGTCAAGATCCACGGCCGCGCTCCAGAGAACGTGACCATCGGCCCCTACGAGATGCAGGAAGTCAAGAAAGCCCATCAAGCCGGCGTGACGATGGAAGTCACCATCGACGGAATTAAGCACGTCATCCCGATTCTGGAGTCGACCAATGATCCGAAATAAGAAGAACATCGTCTTCGGTCCCCAGGATCCCATCACCAATGAAGTTCATCGGTTGATGATCTGGCAACCATATAGATGGTACCAGGTCAAGGATATCAGCATGATCGTCTTCGGCGAATACAACGAATCCCACGATACCGCGATTCGTGAGGCCATCAGAAGGGTCCGACTCAACGCCGACTGGTTCTGCCTGGTCCTGTCGAGTAGGAAGGGCTACAAGGTCGCAGAGAGCCGTGCAGAATACAAGGCATGGCGTGGATCCGTCATCGAGGCATTCAATACCGATCTTGACGTCTTGGAGCTTTGCGACTGGAAATCCATCCACGACGAGAACCTACGCATGACCGACACCGAGTATCAATGTCCGGTGTACGAGTCGATCAAGGATGCGCCGCCGATTCCTCAGCTTCAACCGCCAATCACGTACAATATCCAGACCAACGGACAAGTGTCCGCAATGCTATAGGGAGGAACACCATGGCCAATCAGGAAAAAGAAGAACTCGCCGTCGAGTTGGAGCAATGCATCGCTCTTCTCAACACGAGCGGCGTCAACTCAAAGCAGATCGTCAAGAACACGCTGTCGGACATCGTCAAGGAACTCCGCGGCGAACCGGCTAATACAGAACACGGGTTGCCGTTCTGACATCATGGGAAATGGGCATAAATTCTCTGATCAAGAGCGACTATTCATCAGGGATCATTCGAAGGTAACTACCTGCAGTGAGCTTACCGACTTGTTCAACAAGGCTTTCGGATCGTGCCTTTCAAAAACTTCCATTCATTCGTACCTGAGCAATCACAAGCTGCATAGTGGATCCAGATTTACTGGCGAACAACGACAATTTCTGTTGGATCACTCTCACCTAGTCAAGTACAAAGACATAGCCATTGCGTTCAACGAGAAATTTGGGACCATTAAAACAGCATCATCCATGAGCGCGTATTTTTGGAAACATCACCTATCAAACGGAGTCCCATCCAGAATTCAAAAAGGGCAGCGGATCGGTGTGGCTCATGAATATATAAAAGGCGAACGACATCCGGAAAATGAAATCAAGAAAGGCCAACGGATCGGTATCGCCACTGAATTCAAACCCGGGCAAATGCCTCACAACACCGATTCGGTAGGCGCTGAAATCACGCGAGAGGATGGGTATAGGTACCGGAAGATAGCTGAAACAAAGCCATCAAGATTCGGCTGGAAGCAGGTTCATCACTTGATTTGGGAAGAGGTCAACGGCCAGATACCGGCCGGCCACAAGCTTCTTTTCGCCGATGGCGATCGGACGCACCTGGAACTGAGCAACTTGATCCTGATCACAGATGCACAGATGGCGATCATGAATAAAAACCATTTGACAGGCGTGGATCCGGATCTGACAAAGGCCGGATTACTGATTGCCACGATTATGTCGACCACAAGCAAAAAATCAAAAGAGCTAAACGAAGGGAGATAACATGCAAAACAAGCTCGGAGATCTGAACAATCATCTATTCGAAACGATCGAAAGGTTGAATGACCCCGATATCACGGGAGAAGCACTCGAGGTCGAACTACGTCGAGCAAGAGCGATCGCCGCCGTTGGAACAGTCATCGTCAACAATGGCAACCTCGTCTTGAGAGCACAGAAACACATCGATGAATTCGGGAATGACAGAAAGAGCCTGCCGGACATCCTTCAGATCGAGCCGGAGAAGAAGGCAGCATGAACACGGCAAAGAGTGCAACACTGAAGCCGTCCGAAAGGTCGAAATTCAAGCCAACAGTAGATGAGGTCCTTGAATTCTTCAAAACCAAATTCTGGTGGTTGAATTGGGAGAAGACGATGCGATTTGCACAGACAGTCGTAATCACGAAACACAAGAAGGCCGAGATTCTGATCGGGTTTATGGAGTGGGGGATCTCAGTGTCTGGAACGAACAGAAACAAAGGTTATGAGGGATTCAGTAGCCCCGTCGACTCTTTCCAAGATCTGATCAAAACGCTCAAGGGGTATGTACCAAAGTACGGATTCCCGCCCGCGCCAGCTGAGCATCAGATGACAATCTTCGAGGTGCTATGAATGATCAAGCTTGCAGAAAACACCGAACCGAAGAAGTACGGCTTCGTATACCTGGATTACGGCGGCGGAACCTGGACGAACGGCCGGATCCACTTCTTCCGTGGGTCCCTGAGCCCGATCGGAGATCCCAATCGTGAAGATCTTGACACTTTGCTCCAAATGCAACACGAAGGCACAATCATCAGAACCAAGGAGGAGACAGCATGACGCCAGTGACTTCACGCGAGATCGATATCGCTCTAGCAAAGCGGTTCACTGGGGACTATCTCTACCTGTCGCAGTGCAAGAACGGTCCGTCTGGTGTCATCGCCGGTGAACTTCTCATCTTTGACGGACTTGCCCTTGCGAAGAGCTGGGCGCACCCGAACGTTATCGGATTCGAGATCAAGGTCAGTCGCGGAGACTTCCAACGCGATAACAAGTACGGTCGGTACATGCCTTACTGTAACGAGTTCTACTTCGTTGTACCAACCGACCTGATCGACCGATCAGAGCTAGAAAACGACATCGGGCTTATCTACTACAACCCCAAGACCAAATCTACCATGATCAAGAAAAAAGCAGTGCATCGCCAGGTTGAACTGAACCCCAAACTGCTCATGTACATCATCATGAATCGAGTGGATTCTGACCACATCCCGTTCTACAGTTCAAAGGCACAGTATTTCCGGGACTGGCTCGATAACAAGATCAGCGACAAAGATCTTGGGTTCGCAGTCAGGTGCAAAGTCGTTAATAAGATGGGGATTGCTCAGGATCAGGTCGTCAAGATGGAACGCGAGGCGAATGAGAATAAATCAAAGTTGAACTTACTCGATACCATCCTTGGTTTGCTGGTCAAAAAGAAAATCATCGATCCGTGGGACGTTAGTAACTTTACCTATTACACATTTGATAAACTGGAACGATTTATCGATCGGCCTATGGCAACACTAAACCTTGATCACCTCGAAGCGTCACTAGCTTCTGCGCTCGAGACGGTCAGAAAGCAGAAAGAGAAGGTAATCAATTCATGAACATCAGCGAACTGATCAAGCAAGTCCACCAGAACGCGAAGGATCACGGATGGTGGGATGAACCCCGATCCATGGCCGAGTTGCTATGCCTCATCCACTCCGAAGTGTCGGAGGCTCTAGAGGAAGACAGGAATCACAAGGAACCGAACAAAACATACTATTCCGGGAAATATACATCGAAATTAGGGGACGGAACACCCAGTTTTGAAATCATTGCATTCGGGTCTGTTCCCGGGAAAGCCATCATGCCGCCAGACATTGATACAAATCCAACTATCGATATCACGAAGCCTGAAGGCATCCCGTCTGAGCTGGCCGACATCGTGATCCGCGTCATGGACATCTGCGGGTATCACGGAATCGACCTCGAAGCGGCGATCGCAGAGAAGATGGAATACAATCGCACTCGGCCGATGCGCCATGGGGGGAAGAAACTATAAAAAAGAGCCTAATCGGCTCTCTCTACATCTAGTGCTTCTTGTCTTTTGGCGGGTTGGGGTCTTTCGGCGCAAACGTGTTTGGATTGGAAATCTGCCCATCTTTGTTATGCGGAATGAGTTCGACTTGCGCGTTCTTGGCAATTTCACGTGCCCGCTCCATTGCTTCCTTCTTAGTGTCAAAGACATTTGAAGGTCGCTGTGCGTTTGCGCGCTCTACCGCCCATTCCTTGCCGTGCGGTACAACATGAACATTGGATTTAGCCATAATCAATCACCCCTTCTACTTAAATTATAGTCATATAATCAAGTATTTACATGTTGAACAATGGGTTCCTTCTCAAAAAAATAAAGCACGCAGGTGCGTGCTAAAAAAGGATATCGTTACAAGTTTGCGGTGTTATATTTTATTGCCTCATCAGGAATTCCAGAATAAAATTGATGCAAGTCAGCAATCGCCTCGTCTGACAAACGGCCGATTTTATAATAATTATTTTTACTTGCATTGAAGAAAAAGAGCTCCTCAGCGCAAGCAAAACTATCAAAATTCGTTGTCTTTGCTTTTCCTTTCATCAGCTTCACAGTGGCATTAAATCGAATGACATAATCTGATGTTTCCTGTTTCTTCTTCCAAAAGTCTTCGTCTGGTATATGACACAAGACCACTGATACTATATCACACGGGATAGCAACAGCATAATTTTCAGGATGGTCATCAGTGAGAATAAACGAATGTTTATCAAAATGTACTTCACCTAACATAATGTTCTCAACAACAATAATATCCCCTGGTCTGCACATTGATCGGCCTACTTCTTAACATTCAAAACAACGACTGACTTACCTGACAATACATCTTTACTCCACGGGATGGGAATAACCGACTTTAATGTATCATTATTTTTTACGAACGCGACTTTTGATTGGTCTCTCTTTTTAACATCAAATATCGGCGTATTCACAAAAAACACCTCCCAATGCGACTTTATTATATCACCGATAATGGCTGTTGCAACATATGACACACCAAAATCTTATATCCAAACGCTAATATTTTATATCCAATGTAAAAAGCGTTTGACATTTTGAACGAAATTACACTTTTTAACCCGATAGAATAGATTAACACTTTCAATACAACATTACAAGAAAAATAATTCAATAGATCATAAATATGCCAAGGAGTGAACATGTTCGAAAAAACAAGAGAAGAAATTGTACTTGGGAATATGGGGTTCAAGCGTTCCGATGTTGAGTGGATCAAGGATCTTGGATGGGTTCTGGTCGTCGTCAAAGATCGGCAACTCCTCGCAAGGAGTATGCCGGAACCAGGTGAGTTCGTCGACTTGGATGAGGGAGTCCGTCAGCTCAAAGAAATCAAAAGCCGTTTGAAAGGAGAGTCCATCATCGAATGAACGACACCACTCAAAGGGACATCGAATTCATCTCGGTGGACCTGGAAGACTACGCCACTTCAAATCGGCAGAAGCCGGTCGCAAGACTGATCGACACGATTAAGGACAAGTTCATCGAGTTCTATTCGGTCACGCTGCCGAATCGCAAGACGCCGATCATCGCCGTCTACAACAAGCTATCCCAGGAAGTCATCGGGGAGATCAAGTGGTATCCGCCGTTCCGGCAATACAGCTTCTTCCCCGAAGACGAAACCGTGTACCACGATGGCTGCCTGGAGAAGATCCTCGAGTGCATCAAATATCTGAAGGGAGACTCAATCAAGCAATGATGGACACCAAGATGAAGAAGTTCGTGTATCGTCTCATGACATCCGGCATTCTGCACAAGCTGCGGATCCGGCTGACGGGACAAGTGATGGCCGTCGAGTGGCGCGCGCAATACTTTGGCGAGGAGAAGGTTGTGTACGCCCAAAATGAAGACTTTGCGCGTGCGACCGTCCGCGCGAAATTGAAGGAAAGATGGAGCGGATTTTTGCTCGAAGAAGCACCGCAGGCAGATGCCTAAATTCACATCAAGAAAAAGCAAAAAGTATCCGAATGGAAAAACAGCCCGATTATCCGCATATTTGCGCGGTGGAAAGGGTGTCAGGCATGCGAAATATAATTATAAGGTTATTTTACATCGAAAAAGGGGTGAAAAACCGTCTATGGAACGCTCATCGAAGGCAGAAAAAGAGCTTCGCAGGAAGTATGATTTGCGCTACAACAACGTTCGCTGCAAGGCGTACTCGGTCGGGTCGATCGTTGAGTTCGTAACGAAGACCGAAGGCACTCTCAAAGGTGAGATCATCAGGATCCACAGAGCATCAAGCGGTCTGGTCGTCTATCAGATCAGCGTCATCAACGAGGAATCGAGCATCCGGCAGTTCGCGGTGACTCGACAAGATATCTTCCGGGCGGTGAAAGCATGAAACGATACAAGGTGACATCGGATTACCTCAAGAAGCTTGCAGACACGAATCACCGTATCCATCGCACAGAGTTTCGAGACTATGGGGATGGCTATTACCGTGAAGCGGTGGAAGAGACCTCATTTGTTAAGGTCGATTACCAAGGGGAAATCACGATCGTGGAGTTTTACAACAGCGATCACATCCTTGACGTGGATCCGAAGCCATACATCGATGATCTGCTCGGGGATGGAAAGGTGGTGGCGGTAGATGGACCTGGCGACGAACGTCTATCGGATTGAGACACTGCATCAATTCGATCTTGAGGATGCAAACGAACTAATCAAGATTCTTCGACATGAGCTGAAGTTCCTTCAAGGTTCCAGGCCGAGTGGGTTCTACCAGAAGTCAGAAGAACAGATCTCGGCGCGGATCAACTGGCTAGTTAACATGATCTCGTTTCTTGAGTCAAGTTTACAGTCGAGGATCAGCGTTGTCACTCAACTGGAAGAGAAGTGCAGAATGGCACCAGAGTTGTTGAACGATGCTGAGATGAGGGTGTTTTTGGCAACTAAGAGCCTTAAGGCTGTCAAAACAACGCGGGAAATCGCTCTCGAAGTAGGGTATGACGAGGGTTACGTGAGGAACCTAATCAGTAGCATTAAGCGGAAGACGGGCATTAAAGTTGTGACAAACATGTGACACTCGGTCATTAACAAACATGTTATTATGAAAATGTGGGACGACAAGCGCGACGACTTGTCACCACCATGATCTCCTGTCATGAGCCGGCAGCGACTCCCTTCTCTGTCGGCAACGCTAATGATTCGTCACAATGACGATTCACATAGAACATCAGCATACCAAATAGCAAAGACCAGTCTTCGATTGTGTCTTTGTTATTTATTTCTTAGGGAGCAGTGATTGTTTGCTATGCAAACACCAGAGAACGTTCGTCGATTCTATCAGTCCAAGCAGTGGAAGAGTGTGCGTATGCACATCAGAATGAAGAAGCGTGGTATCTGTGAGGAGTGCGGTCAGGCTGGATGGGAAGTGCATCACATCATACCATTGACTGCCGAGAACGTGAACGATCCTAGTATCAGCATAGGCGAAGCCAACCTGCAGTTGTTGTGTACTTCATGCCATGACGCCAAGCGTGCAACAGATGGATCCACAAGGGATGATGTGGCCTTCGATGACAACGGCGAACTCATTCATCTTAACAAGCGTGTCGTGTTCAATGGAACTGTCTATTCAGGTGACAAACTAGCGATCGACATTCACCCATCCAAGAGCATACCCCCCCGGTCAAAGTCTCAAATTTGACTGTGTGTAACACCGGGGAGCCAGTCGAGCAAAATATATTTCCGTTTTATTGAATAACCCCCTTTTCGCTTTTCTTTCGATACTTTCTTTGAAGATCAAGCAGAACCCCCAAAAATCGATCAAAAAACGGTGATTTTATGCAAATTTCGTACCTCAAACCAGAAGACTTGATTCTGTACAAAAACAACCCTCGGAAGAATGACCAGGCCGTCGATATGGTCGCTGAGAGCATCAGCAAATTCGGGTTCCGCGTTCCCATCATCGTGGACCGGAGTAACGTGATCATCACCGGTCATACCCGAGTGAAAGCCGCCATCAAGCTTGGCATGCGGGAAGTACCGGTGATCATCGCCGACGACATGACCGAGGATCAGATCCGGGCGTTCAGGATCGTCGATAACCGCGTCGCTGAAATTGCACGCTGGGATTATGTACTCCTCGAGGACGAATTGAAGGCGATCGAACTTGACCTGTCCGCATTCCAGTTCGAACTGCCCGGCGCTGACGATCGCATCGTCGACGATGACTTCGCCGTCAAGCTACCGAAAACCGCCAGAAGCCAACTCGGTGATCTCTACAAGCTTGGCCGGCATTATGTCATGTGCGGTGACGCGACGATCCAAGAACACATGGACCGGCTATTGTCCGGGGCCGTCATCGATGTGGTGCTGACGGATCCGCCGTACAATGTCAACTATGTCGGCAAGGCCGGCGACATGATGAACGACAACATGACACCGGAACAATTCCAAGAATTCCTGATCAAATCCTTCCACGTGGCGGACAGCCACCTCAGACACGGTGGGGTATTCTACATCTGGCACGCTGATTCCGGGGCACTAGAATTCCGACTCGCGTGTCGTGAAGTCGGTTGGCAAGTCCGCCAGTGCTTGATCTGGGTAAAAAACGGTCTCGTGATGGGACGTCAGGACTACCAGTGGCAACACGAGCCGTGCCTCTACGGATGGAAAGCCGGTGCAGGCCACTACTTCATCGATGATCGCAGTTTCACCACTGTGATGGAAGATCAGGATATCGCAAAACTCAAAGTCGGCGAACTCCGCGAAATTGTGCGATCTGGAATGGAACTCGGAGACAACACATCATCCGTGATTCACGAAAACAAGCCTTTGAAGAACGACAATCATCCGACCATGAAGCCGATCCGGTTAATGGGCCGACAGATCAATAACTCCAGCAGGATGGGGGATAACGTCCTGGATTCATTCGGGGGGAGCGGATCAACTCTGATCGCTGCAGAACAACTTGGACGCCGGTGCTACATGATGGAACTGGATCCCCGATACGTCGACGTCATCATCGACCGTTTCGAGAAAATGACCGGAGTCAAAGCCGAAAAAATGTAAGGGGTGGAATTGTGAAGGGACGAAAGCCGGTTCCGGCCGCGATGCTTGACGAATCACATGCCAAGCTCGGCCAAGAACAACTCGAGGCCCGGAAGGCCATCGAAAAAAAACTCAATCCAAGTTCGCTCCTTCGATGCCCGTCCAAGACGAAGATCAGTCCGGAAGCGCGGCGAGTGTGGAAGCGAATCATGAAGCTATACGACGGAATGGACGTCGATATTCTCTCCGATCTGGATGAGGTCGCGTTGAAAATGTATTGCGAAGCGGTCGCAGTTTACGAAACGGCACACGGTGAGTGGTTGCACATCCAGAGAGTCATGGTTGCCAACCCGCAGACGCAAGGACAGATCGATCGGTTGCTCGATCGAATGAACAAGCAGACGACAGTCATCAATAAGCTGGCCGAGCAACTGTGTCTGACTCCAGTCGGAAGAGCTCGAATGGGAGTCGTCGCAATAAACGTAACGGTCCCCAATTCAAACCCGATTGACTTTTTGTTTTCTCAGCCCAAGCAACCAAGAGAAGGCAAGTCATGAACTACATCCAAGAATACATCGACAAGCTCCGGTCCGGTGAGATCATCACATCGAAACGTGTAAAGCAACTCTACTTCAACATCATTGAACCAGTCATCCGCGATGAGCATCCAGGCTACTACTTTGACGAAGACGAAGGCGAATTGTTTATCAAGTTCGCTGAAACCTATTGCAAGCAGTCCATTGGAGAAGAATGGGTCGGCCAAGATATAAAGTTGATGCTATTCCAGAAGGCCAAATATCAAGCGATCTTCGGCATTTATGATCGAACTACTGGTGAGCGTAGATTCGAGGAAATCTTCGACGTCCGAGGCCGCAAGAACGGCAAATCGACAGAGAACGCAGTGCTTGGTCTTTATTTGCTTCTCCGCGAAAACGGCGCTGAAATCTACGTGGCCGCAACCACCTTTAATCAAGCTGCCAGAGTCTGGGAAGAAGCTAAGAACATGAAATCCCAGTCTAGATTCATGCGAGATCTCATCGGCCACAAGACGTTTCCCACCAAATTGCTCTACACGAAGAGGGGTAACTCCAAGTTCTCAGTGTTGTCGAACGCCGTTCAAACGCAGGATGGTCTAAACGCTTCTGCTGCAATCATTGATGAAGTGCATGAGCTCCCAAGATCTCGGTACGATATCCTAAAGCAAGCCATGACTTCACAATCGCATCCGTTGTTGTCGATGATCACAACAGCAGGGTATGTCAGGGAAGCGTTGTACGATGACACGTACAAATATATGGTTCAAGTCCTAGATGGAACATACCAAGATGATAAAGTTTTTCCCCTAATCTACGAACTTGACGAATCTACTGAGATCGACAAGCCGGAGTGCTGGATCAAAGCCAATCCAGGGCTTGGAGTAATCAAAAAAAATGAGCAGTTGAAGTATCTGGTAAATCGAATGAAGATTGACCCGAATCTAGCTAACACAGTGAAGACAAAAGATTTCAACATTCGCGGAGTCGAAAATCAATCCTGGCTCATCTATGACGACTTCGACATCTACGAAAAAATCGAAGTCCCCGGCGAAACGGATCCGGACAAGAAGTTCATCAAACGGCCGATCATGTACACCGAAGAGGAGCTCGCTTCATTTGATAACAGTCTTGTTCTGGGTGGCTTCGACCTCTCGCGTACAAACGACCTTACGGCCTTCGTCACACTGCTCTTCGATAAAGTCAACCAACGAAAAATCGCTATCCCGATGTTCTGGATGACTGCTGCCTTCTTGCGAGCCGAGATGGAAACAAACTCGAAGATACCTTGGAAGCAGTGGATCGACCGCGGGTTCATCAGGATATCGGGTGACCAGCTGATCGACCATCACGACGTCGCCAACTTCGTTGCGTCGAACTTCAAAACCCATGGATGGATGTACCAGTTCATCAATTATGACTCCTACTCATCGTCCGCACTCGTCCATGAACTTGCCCAGATGGGATATGTGGAAGACTACTGTTTGAAGGCGACGATCCAGGGCTACAAGACGTTGTCAGTACCAATGCAAACGTTGGCGGCCGATCTCAAAGAAAGAACCGTCTGTTACCAAGGTAATCCGGTAATGAAATGGATGTTTTCCAACGTCGTCCTCGTTCAGGACCGCAATGGTAACTTCATGCCGGATAAATCGAAACCAAAACGCAAAATCGATGGTGTCGCAGCGCTCTTGAACTGCTACGTTTCGTACGTTGCACAACCAGACTATTACATGAAATGACTTCGGGGGAGATGATGAAATGGGCCTATTGAACGCGATATTCGGTAAGAAAAATACGCACAGTACTATCTCCCCGGTCGATTTCTTCAATCCGTACTTCTCCGGCAGTTATGATCCGAATAAAAACATCACCTATGTTGCGGTATGCGACGAACTCGCAAGAAGCATCTCAAAGTGCCGCCCGATAGTCACACTCAAGGGCGAGCCGGCGACATCGAAAAAGTACATCGAAGAGTTTTTGACTCTACGGCCGAACCCCTTCATGAGTGCTCCGGTGTTCTGGGAAACGATGGCTAGAGACTATTACACCTTGTTCAATGCTATCGCCTGGCTGGAATACGATTGGACGAACTTCAAGCAACCTTTGAAAGCAATCTGGCCGTTGGACGTCGACAAGAATAGTCTCGAAGCGGCCAAGGCTATCGATGGTCGTGTATACGCCAAATTTTCGATCGAAGGCGTCACACGATACGTCGATCACGAAGATATGTTGATTATCTCTCGGAACGTTAAGCCTTCTGCGTTCTTCGGTCAAATATCCCCTGCAGCCAATCAGACTCTCAAGGTTCTCCAGGCGAACTATGAAGGCCTCGAGCAGGCGATCAAGACTAGTGCGTTCATCCGGTACTTGGTATCGTCGCCGACGCTGATCAACGAAGACGAGAAGAAGAAAAAGGCTAAATATTTCGCGGAAACCTACCTCGGCAAAGACTCCAGCGGCGTAGTGTATGTGGACCAAGCCACAAACGTGACACGGGTTGAGTCCGCGCCGCGAAATGCAAACGTCGATGAGATGAAGTCATTCAAGGACGAGATCTACGAGTACCTCGGATCGAATCCCAAGGTGACTCGTGGCGAAGCGAACGAAGATGAGTGGCAATCGCATTACGAGTCAGCACTCGAGCCGTTTTTCGTGAAGTGCGAAGCCGAACTGACATACAAGCTGTTCACCCCAGGTGAGCGGAGCGCGGGGAACCGCATCGAGATTGACGCCGATCGGCTTCACACGGCAAGCATGAGAACACGTGTCCAGGTTGCGGCGCTCTACGCCAAACTGCCCGTTGTGAAACCAAACGTGATCTGCGACCTTCTCTTTCTTCCGAGAACGGAAGCCGGCGAGAAGGAATACAGCACCTTGAACTATGTCGATTCGAGTAAGCAAAATCAGTACCAAAACGTGGGGGAACAGGATCCCAAGCCGAAGCCCCAGGAGGAGGAACCGAAAGATGGAAAATGAAGTGCTGAAGAACCGCATGATCAGACCGAATGACTATCATCGACTGATCGAAGTTCGCGCTGCAGAATCTACCTCCGATGCGAAGATGATCCTTGAAGGACGAGCGGTCGTCTTCGATGAAGAAACAGTCCTGTTCAAATGGGATGACATCGAGTACAAGGAGATCATCAAAAAAGGCTCCTTCAACGAGACTGATTTTTCGAACGCATTCTTGAAGTACAACCACTCCGATGTGGTCATGCCGATGGCTCGTTACAAGAACGGAACGTTGAAAATCGATGTCAGGGATGATGGTGTGTGGGTTAACGCGGAACTCGCCGACACATCCGCATCCAAAGACCTCTATGCGTTAGTCAAGCGTGGGGATATCGACAAGATGTCCTTCGCATTCACGATCAGGGAAGAAAGCTACGACCAGGTGACCCATACCTGGACAGTCCTGAAGGTTGATCGGCTGTACGATGTCGCTGCAGTGAACATCGCAGCCTATGAATCGACAGAGTTGTACGCTCGGCGTTACGGCGACGTGGAGGCGCGCCGTAAAGAGGTGGAGGCCTCTTTACAGAAACAGCAGATCGAGCAAAAAAAGCAAATAGCCCAAGCGTGGATCAACGCCGCTAAATAAAAATCAATTCTCTGGGAGGAGAAAAATCATGAATAAAGAACGTATCAATCAAATCAGCCTCATGCTGACCGAACGGGAAAAAGAACTCACCACCTGCAGCGACGCCGTCCGAATCGAAGCGATCACGGCAGAAGTCAGATCGCTCACCAACGAGCGCGCAACCCTGATCGTCGAAATGAAGAACGAAGCCCGAAACGCCTTCGCCACCGGATCGCCGATCGCAACGGTGCAGACCCAAGAGACCCAGGAACAACTCGAGCAGAGAGCCCGCGATCTCAAGCAGGGTCGCGCGATCAGCATCGCTGCGCTCGACATCCTGCACGTCGACAAGCACCTGGCGGAGTTCGTGCAGAACTACGGCATGTGGGTGTACGCCCTGCTGTTTCTGATCGTGTTCGTGGAAACCGGTCTGGTGGTGATGCCCTTTTTGCCGGGTGATTCGCTGCTGTTCGTGGTGGGGGCCCTGGCGG